GAAGGTCAATCCGGGCATTATCTATTGCCAGGTCAAGGGCTTCGGCACCGGCAGCCCGTACGAGCACAGCCTCGCGTTCGACATGATCGCGCAGGCCGCCGGCGGCACCATGGATTTGCCATCACAGTCGTCCTATATTTGTGTAATGATGCAAGAATGGGATTGGCCGCCGAAGCGGCACCGCTTTCGGGCTCGTTTCCGAACTCGTTTCGATGTTTACCAACCGAGTGGCTGGAATTCGCCTCTTGCAAAGAAAGCCGTTAGCATCTACTGGCGAGTCACGATTGACATTATTAAAGCAATGCTCGCCATAGTACTTTCAGTCGTAGCCATTGGCGCGTTCTGGCTGCTCTGGATAATCGTTACTTTGTAATCAGCGCTGTGTGAAATTTCTTGCCCACCAATTCCCCGATCTCGTGGTGTTTTGCTTCCACAGCCCCGCCGAAAAACGGCCGTGGCGGAATGCGGCTTGTGCCCATCTCGTGCCAAAGCGCCTTGTTGTTGTTCGAACCGACATAAGCAACATTGTGCTGCACGTCGCGTTCGATTGAGTCACGCAGATCGCCCGTAACCAATAGCGGGTCGTTTGGAGCATAGCCTTGGCGCTCGCGCTGCTCCTGTGTCGCCGCTGCGAGTTGCGGCCAACCATAGTCGTAGGTTCCAAGGACGCGCTTGGCCTCGTCCTGTAGAATCTTGGAGCCTTCATCAAGACAGTGATGCTTCATGTGATCCATCTCAACCGCAACCTCGGCGAATATCGTGGCGGCCTCAGCGAGACTCAACATTTTCATTTTGGCTACCTAAGCTGAATATGCCAAGGCTCATAGCTCATGGGGAAGCCTAACCCAAATCGATGGGCATTGGCATGAACCCATTGACGTGCCGCTTCTGAACCAAAGGTGAGATCGGCCGCCTCACCTCGGACGTGCGGGGCGTGCGGCGACGGACGTGCGACCGAATGCCCAGAGCGATCACTGGCATTAAATAGAGCGGCCTGCGTCGCAAGGCTACGCGCGCCAGAATGAATGCGAACCTGCTTGCGTATCTCGGGCGGCATGTTCTCATACATGGTCGTCATCCGCGACCGCATATCGGGCGTCATGCCGGCCCAAGACTGGTGCGCGCCGCGCTCGGCTGCGCCGCCGATCATTTGATACGGCGAATCCCCGCGGGCAACATCGCTGCCGTCACTGCCGCGTCGAATGGTGTCCAGCACGCCGCCGGTGCCCCCAGGACGAGACCTGCTGACGCGCTCCAACCCGCCACGAGTTTCCCCGCCGGCCGCTTCGCGCTGCATCTGTTCGGCCACCCGCTGTTGCGCCTCACTCTGGTAGCCGAAATGCTCGTGCTGAATTTCCGTTAAGCCGCCCTTGTACTTGAATTCGTCGCGCCACTTGCCGCCAACCATACCGTACATGCCCTGATCGGTGCGCCCGCGCAGTACGTTGCGCCCCCCCGCAAGCTCATCGACGGACCTGTCGTATTCCTTGAGAGCCCAGGCCGAGGCTTTGGCCGAAAGCTGGCCACGATTCTGCGGACCATAGAATCCGCTATTCCATATCTCATCCATTGTCTTGGGGCCGTGCCCCAGCCGCTCGTTTACGTTTCTCCGGTTAACCGCAGACTCAAGGACGTTGGTAAAGGATGACCCCGCGCCGCTCTCTTTGGCAATGATTCGCGCGGCATGCTCGCGCGTTGCAGGATTCTTCAATTCCCTAATGGCCTGCTCGCGCTGTTTGGCAATGGTCCGATTGCCGCCTGACGTGCCTTCGGCCAGTATCTGACGCTGTGCCCCAGCATGACGACCCGGCCGTAGCTTGTCTGCCGGCCCTGGGCCTGTCCGCGTCATGCTGCCCGCTAGATCACCTTCGTGCATGAAGCCGCCCTTCTTCGCGGCCTCTACAGTCTCGGGCGCCTCTGCCGGACTCTTCGGCAGCCTCAAGCCATCCGGCTCATGCTCCTCGCGCGTCTTCGAAAGCCTTGCGCCAGCGTGGCGCCCACGCCGCAATTTGTCTGCCGGCCCATGCTCGTGCATTGGACGGTGCCGCGCCATCGTGCGCCGCACGGTACGGGAACGGTGGCGACCGACTGGCTGCGCCCTGTCCCCCGGAGATGCGCCTGGCGTCCCACCGCCGCCCGACAAATCGCGGCCTGCCGAGCCCCACATTTCGCTGCTGATGGAGCCCAACTCGTCCGCCTCGTCTTCCCCCAGATCAATCTCGCCGACTTCGGCGAAGTGATCGAGCATGATGACGCCGACCCGCACCTCATAAATCCTTTTCGATGAATCTCATGCTCTGCCAGTCCCATTCGAGATTGCCGTTCTCGAATTGCGAGAACACGATCGCATAAGAGAGAAGTTCCCAGTCATCCAGGCTGTGTGCCACGTCAAAGGGGACCCCATTCTTACACACCCAACAAATTAGGCGGAAGAAGGAGTCCCCGGTAAGTTTTTTGCTTCGTCCAGTGGATTAGATGGAAGCGATTGCGAATCAACAATGCGGACGAGTGCCTTGGTAGCGGCGGCCAACCCCTCGTTGTCAAGGCGATCAAGGATCGCGTCCAATTCGCCACGATTGCGCGGAAATGGGATGGGCAGACTATCGACCTCACAGACCGCAGCAGCGAGGAAGTGTTTTACATTGTGCGGGAACTTCGTGACCTCACCCGTCTCCTGATTGATAATCTCATCAGTGCCGGTGAGGTCGCCCGTCATGCCGGCGATTTTCGACTGCTCGGACGGTTTTAGGCGCCGCACCCCAATGATGCGGCCCCATTCATCGGCCTCGCGTTCAATCGTGTTGTAACGCTGCAGTTTAACTTCGGACTCTGTTGGCATTGGCGAGCCTCCTATGCCGGTTTGGGGTTGGTCTCCTGTCGTGTGACTGCTGCGGAATGATCGGATCAAGCCAGCGTTGATGGATCAGCTTCGACCGCTCGATCGCGAATAGACCGAGCAGCGAGGTGTGATGCATGAGGATGCGGCGGACGCCGCCCAGGCTTAGGCTTTGCATCGGTCGAGCATTCCGATTTGATTGGTGGGATTCCAGGACGACCCCCATGCTCCAAACATGGAATCCCCGTGCCGGCGCCCCGATGGGGGTGTCTACGGCCGGCGCACGTTTGCGTTAGGCGATCTGAATCTTCTTCGAGGCCATGCCTTCGAACTTGATCGTGACGATCTTCTCGCGCGAGATGTCACCGTGATCCGTCAAGAACGTGACGAAGTTCACGTACTGGTAGCGCGAGATGGTGCCGTCCCAGTTATTGATCGACTCGTTGAGATAGCCGGGTCGAATCAGCGTGCCGTTCTGGAAGTTGTTTGCGAATGTCACCATCAGGTCCTCCAACGTCGAGACGTTGCGAGTGATGGTGAAATCGATCTTGAAGCCATCGGGGACGTAGCCGTAACGAGGGAAATCGTTGTAAGGCATCGTCTTGATGTCGTGCTTCTGCGCCGCAATGCGGATGTTTTGAATGTCGCCCATCTGCACCAACGCACCGGTCATGCCGTCGTAGTACAGAAATGTATAGTCGGTGCCGACATTCATGCCGTTCAAGGGCATGGCGTCCTCCTAGGAAAAGTTTTGAAAGAGAGCGGGGCTGGCTATGGTTAGCCAGTGAACGAGACGCTACCGAGCGTATTCGGGATGCTCGCGAATTGCGTCGGCGACGGTACGTTGTTCTGCACGCTGACCGTCACGTTGCCGCCGCCCTGGAATTTGATGACGAAGTAGCGGACGACGTTGAGGTAGCGGACCTGCCAGTACAGGAACAAGTAACCGAGCGCCTGGAACGCGGGCGGGTTGTTCAGCAGGTCGCACTGCACCAGCCACGGAAAGTCGATCATGCCAGATCCGTCGATGCCGAGACCGAACTGCGGCGCGGCGAGCTGCGCCGAGAAGCCGTCGAACAACGCCTTGGCCTGGGCGCGGGTCTGGTCGTTGGGCTGGATCGACTGGAGCCGGCCGATGAACGACCCGGCAGCCTTCGACTTCGCGGTGCGGATCAAGAAGTCAGTCATGCGCGTGTACTCGATGCCGTTCGCTG